AATTCAACTTGACTCGGCATATTTCCTGGTTTATTTGCCCATTTCCAGAATCGGTCCGTATCAAACAGCCACGCTTCACAACCTTTAGATTTCAGCGGTTCAGTGACTCGTCCCAAGAAGGCAGTTTGTGTTCTCATTTTTACACCAAGCCCCTCTTTCTTAATTTTATCCTGACAGTTAATACAAAGATCGGATCCAGATTGTTCCACGATAGTTGTACATCTCATCTCAAGAAAATAGTGGCTCGCTTCTGGAAAATCCACTTTTTGCTTATTACTTGTCCATCGTCCAAGACATTGCATCCTTACCTTTGTACTTTAATAAACTTGCTCACGGGCCTCAAATTTGACCCTTCAAGCCTTACATTTATTAGGTATAAATACAAATGCAGGTCATGGAGCGCGTCTTATATACTTCATTCAAGCAGGCCATCCTACTTACAGTAACTCTCCTCCTACTTTCAGCCATTATTCAGAATATTGAATTCTTCGTATGGGTTCTAATAATGTCTGGAGTTCTCTTTACACTTCTTACATTTCTATATATCTATATTTGGAAGTCAAAGGATAAGTATTACGGTGATGACGATGTAGATATTGAATATCCTGAAAGTGTCCGAGCAGAGGGATCCTTTGTTTCAGGAGACCATCGCGGCATCCAGAATGCAGGAATTACAGAAGAAGAACTCAGATCTCCGTAAATTGAGCTAAACAGAATACGATAATAATATGACTCTGGACTAATAGGCGGTAAAAAGTTAAAGAATTTACTGAGATCTTTCCAGTCAGAAGGAATCAACGGTATCACGCGATCTTGAATTTCCTGATACCAACTTTTTTCAGTGGAACTCACTCCATCACTGAAGGCCTCTTTTTGTCTCCAAATCACCTCCTTCGGTAAAAGACCAGACGAATCAAATGCACTTCTCAAGAGCCATTTCTCAACTTGTTTCTCTGAAGTTGAAGGGCGTCTCCAACACGTCGCAACCGATGTTGCAACTGCAACAAATTGCTTATCTAAGAAAGGTGTTCTCGGTTCAAGTCCATGCGAACTAATGGACCGATCTGAGCGTAATACATCATAGAAATGGATTTCTCTTAAAAGACGTCCAACTTCACTTTCAAACGCCTGATCCGAAGGCGCTCTAAAAAAATAGAGATATGAACCAAAGACCTCATCACTTCCATCACCATTAAAGACAACCTTACAGTCACTCCTTTTACTGATCTCGCGACTAACCAGCCAATTTCCTACAGACGCACGAACAGTTGTAATATCAAACGACTCAATGTCGCGAATGACATCAGGAATTGCCTTAAAAAAATCATCGGCCGTTAAAATAACTTCTGTATGATCGGATCCGATCCAATCGGCAACTTTACGAGCATAGAATAAATCAGTACTTCCTTTCATTCCAATACTAAATGTCTTCAAAGGACCTTTTCCAGCCTCTTTTAAATTCCGCTGAACGAGTGCAGCAATTAAACTGCTGTCAATACCTCCACTTAGAAGAGCTGCAACAGGACGTTCCATCATCATTCGCTTCTTTACAGCGGCTTCAAGAGCAAACCGAACTGCATGTTGAGCAGCAACGAGGCCTGCATCTCCATTTAATGGAGAATACATAGGATTTTTTACCCAAGGAACGGTATGATACTGGAATTCACCATACTGTTCAAGGGAAGGTACAGATAAATGTCCATAAGAGCCAGGTTGAAAAGAAAATAGTCTTTCATTTTTAAAAGCCTTTCGTTCGCTGCTGATGCAGAATGCAGTGGGCTGGTAATTATATACAATATTCTGTATATTCATTTCTTTAATATCACTTGCATCACAGTCAATTTCTTTATCAGTAATCCATCCACAAAAGAGCGGACGAACTCCATAAGGATCCCGAGCCCATATAATCTTTCCAACAGCCTCATCATAAATAACAAGTGCAAAGACACCATCTAGAGCCTGAAATAAACCAGCAAGATCATTGCCTTGTTCTTTAAAAAGTTGATATAAGTGGCCGATGACTTCACAGTCTGAACCAGATTTTAATGAAAGCCCATATTCCTTTGCGAGAGAGGTTGCATTATAGATTTCTCCATTGCAGATCCAGCTAATTAAGTGGCCCGATGAGGTCGTCAATGAAAATGGCTGCATACCTGCATCATTGAGTCCATTAATTGCGAGACGAGTAAATCCTAAAAGACCTGCTGTTCCAGGTAAATGAAAGACTCGCGCACCTTCAGGACCACGGGCCGATAAACAATCCAGACATTTAGTAATATCCGGACAAGACTTTTTTCCAAACCATCCGAGAATCCCACACATTTCTTTTAACCACGGAATTTCAAAGTGGATGATAGAGCGCAATAAATGGACAGTAGCGAACTTACGAAACAAAAACAATCTCAGGCAGTCTGGTCAAATTATCAGGCACTAAATCTTAGAACACAGACAGGCTACAACAATGCAACACCTATGAGCACTTTGACCACTGCAATTTACACATATACATCCTACGAGATTCAAGATTTAGTTGCAGCCGGCAGATTTAATTGCAGCACTGTAAATTGCTATACACTAAATGAACGATACGGTACTAAGAATCAATAATTATTAATTATTAAGTAAGTGTAACCCAAAGATTCATATGATCACCGTAATACATACAGTGTGTATAACCGAGTTCATTGAGAATCTGAAATTCCGTATGTAGAACGGAAGTTAGAAGAATCCGATACCCATCTTTTAGACGAAATCCGATAAGGATTTTATTAGGTGAAATGATATCAACACTACAGTGCAGATACTCATTTTCAAAGATACTCTTTTCGCACTTTGCGCTTGTAAGTACAGTATGGATAAGTTGATGAACGGCATTCTTCTTTTCGGCAAGATCTGCCTTCATATGGGAAGCAAGTTCTGTAGGACCAGGAATATTAAGAGACTCCATTATTCGTATTTACTTTTACGAAATAAATCCCTTCAAATTTTAATGCCAAAGCAGTCTGATCATCTGTATAAAACAAAGGCTGAGAGAGTACAAGAAGCCGTTATGATTCTAAGTAAGTTAAAACAGATACGAGTTGGAGTTACGAATCCCGGATACGTAGAAGTCAAGAAGTACATGGACGAATGGATAAAGGATGGAGAATATAAGAGTTATTTATTTGATTTCCCATTTCCACTTGAACGAAAGGCTGAACTTATTTTACCGAAAAAGAAGATGGTTCCTGCATCTCTCAGATTAATCGGAACTGGCGAAAATGAAGTAGATGAGTGAATATTATTTAGATTAAATTATTTAATTTTGTCGGCAATCCATGACCAAATAATATCATATATATCAACACAACCGATGATATTAAAATACTTCTATTTTCAGCCACATTATTCGGTTGATTAAATCCAAATACCATTATACAATACAGTACAACTCCAATTATCAATGAATGCAAAAGCATAACTAGACCACGTTCCATTCTATACTAGTATTTAATAATTTATTTAGCCTAAAAAAAATAGGTATTGCTAAGAAGACAGATGAATTCTAAAAACGTTGTTTCGGAAGGTGCTCTCTATGAGCTTCTTTCGAGAGGAAACAAAGATCTCTATTTTTTTGCAGATGAAGCAAGTGCAGTGTATCCATATGATAATCGTTATGTTCCACAGCCACCTACGATCAGTGAAATACGCATACTTCCTCCTACGCAGGTACAAGAATTTGGCAGACCTCTTGAATTTGAATTTGAGATGGCAGGAGATAGTATTGTAGATCCAACATTTCTCATTCAGTTGCCCTCATGGATTCCTCAGCCCTATGATGCCATTAATTCAAAATCAGTAATTACAGACACAGCTGGTGTATCGTATGGATATGTAAAAGGAATTGCCTATTTTCTCTTTGAGAAGATACAATTCTTCCAAGATCGTCTATTACTTCAAGAATGGTCAGGAGATGGACTTTATGCAATTTCCAGGAGTCGTGGATCCTTAAATTCAGTTTTCCTAGATAATGAACTTACAGGAAAACATAATGGATCTGCACTTGAAATTGGAAGAAATGCGACACCTGGACTTCTGAGACTTTCGCTTCCGCTTCCAGGAAGTGAAGTTGCAAGAGACTGTGGGTTTCCGAGACTTTTAGCTCCTCATCAGACCTACCGAATCCGTTGTATTTTAAGAAAACTTGAGGATTTAGTTGAAGCTTCGGATGGCCGAGAGAAGCCAAAACCGTGGGGCAGGACAGACTTTCAAATACGAACATCTGTAGGCCAAGCGAGTCCCACTCGTTTTTCAACCGTCAATAGAGATCTTATGGCAAAACCCACAATCCGTCTTGAGACACGTCATGTATATATGGACCGCGATACACAAGAAGGTCTTAAAAACGAATCAGTTACACTTCCTTTTGAGCGCGTCTATGAAAACAATTTTGTCCAGAGTCCAATTGATTATGCACCTCTTCAACGCAATGGAGTTGCAACAATTACGCGCCGATTAGATGGAGAGCATCCTGTTGCACGAATTGTTATGGGATTCCGAACTCAACAGAGTTTCCGTAAAAATCAATATTATAACTTTACAGCCGATATAAGTGGAGGACAGTTTTACACAGGAATGAGTTTCTACGTTGCAGGGAGAGATCGTGAGACGACATGGGATTCACTTGTCTGGAAAGATATTGTTCAGCATGCAAAAGAGGAGCGCGATTCAGGAGAAGATCTTGCATTTATAAACTGGACTCTAGGAGATGTTAAAGGCCGTGAATTTAATGAACCTAGACAGATTGAAGGATCTGTGAATTTCACAACGGCCGATCGTCCAACCTTACAGATTACATTAGCAAATATACCGATTGATCCAGTTCTAAATGGAGTAAATACACGCCTTGAAGCATGGGTTGATTCATGGGCATCTATGATTTTTGAAAATGAACGAGGGGCTCTACTCTTTGGAAATTAATAGCTAGTAGTAGATGGGATATTTTGAGAATTTATATGCAGCCTTTCTTGGAAAAACAACAAATGGAGGGAAGGAGAAGTTCTTAACATCTGAAGAATATACATATGCAATAACTTATCTTATTATTATGATTATTTTGTTTATTGCAAGTGGGTTTGGTGCGGCCAGACTATCCTATTGCTACAATATCTACTTAGGAAATTCTACAGGACTTACGATGTTCTATTCATTCTTTGCTTTCTTATTGAGTGGATTTTACTATCCAATCTACGGTCTCTTCTTAGATCCTCTATGTGTCCCTTCTAGTGTTCAACGAGGAGGAAAGCGGT